CGAAAGGGCGCTTGAAGACTTTGCAAGCGTGATCGCGTCGCCGGCTGGCCCTGGCTGTGCCGCCGTAACGGTGAGGATAAGCCCCGTCGTATCGAGCATGTAGGTACAAGTCACCAAGTTGACATCGGTTGAAGCGTTGAGGAAGGCAAGCAGGTTTGCGGCCGTTACTGTGTCGGATGCTCCGATTTTGACTTGGTTCCCGGTTGGCGTTCCGGACACAAACGTGATGGCAGTGCCCGCGATCGTAAGCGTGTCGCTGTTTGCCGGATTTGAGCCGAAGGTAACGGTAGCGTCTGCGCACTCGGCAAGCTCAATCGAATCGACAAGGAACGTGCCAGCTTGAGGAGTACCGTAGAGATAGGCCGCCGCATAGAGCTGAGTGATGATCACGCTACCACCGATTGGATAAGCTTCGATCGCTGCCGCGACGGCCGCCTGAATAAGCGCTTCCGTGCTTGTGACCCAGCCCGTTCCCGGCGTGATAGTGACTTGAGCTGCGATCAGATTGGTGTTGGGAATAAAGAAGTTGATCGTGATCGGCATCCCGCGAGAGTCCGTGGTGGATACACTGGTAGTTCCATACGTTTGAGTGCCGGGAGTCTTGTTTTGCTGGATGGCCGCCGCAATCGCGTTCACGCTTCCGCCCTCAACCACGAATGAAATACTGTGCGGGGGAAGGCCGTTACCATCTGTGATATCCGTGTCATTCTCATAACCGACCGCTTCGCTGACACCCGTGACATTTTGAATGGCACCTAGGGTTGCTTCAAATACCGTCTCAGCCGGAAGTGAAGTCGAGTTGATTTGTCGATCGCGTAAGGCCGCGTCCGTCTCAACGGGAGCGCCCAGAGTTGCCGCTGCCGGGTTGTTCACGGTTTGCCAACCTTGCGTCGGCGTGAAGATGCCCGTGATAGTATTCTCAAGCGCTGCAACCGCGCCCGGCTGTGCCGCCGTTGCCGTGACAGTGATTGTGCCGCTATTTGGGATCGTCGTGGTAGGAATGATCCATTGTTGTTGAAGTGTGTCGATCGCAATCCCGCCCGTGATGAGCGTCCCGGCCGTTCCACCGATCACAACGGGCACCGTGGAGTTTGTCGGGACAAGGCGAGAAATTCCGTTGATCTTCACCACGCGAGAAAGTCCAACTCCCTGAGCCGTGACGGGCGAAAAGGAATTATAGGTGCCGGCACCCAGAGCGGCCGTATCGTAAAGAGCTTGCGCGATGATCGCAAGAAATTGTCCATCTTGAGAGTCGTCGCCTAGATAAACGTCCGCACCATAAATCCCTTTGTATTGTCCCGTCAACCACGAGAGAAACGCCGGATAATCTTCATAGTTGTATCCGGTTGCGTCGATCCAAACTAAGTCTGTGATGTCCATGATTTCCGCTCCTAGAAGTTTGGATAGTTGTTGATCGTGAGCTGAGTCGGCCCATAGATCGTGTTAATGGTGCAAGTCGCCGAGTAAGAACGCTTAACCGGGTCGATCGTGCTCACATAGTTGCTGATGCTATTGACGCCAGGCACGCTTTGGCCTGGCGAGGTCCCGGCCGGTACGTTGGTGCTTGAAATGGTCACGAGCACGCTCAAGATTTGCGTTTGAATCGTGGAATCAGCGGATGCTTGATTGTGATATCCCATCACGCCTTCGGGATAGGGCGTGCCACTATTCGTGTTGATGTACCACTCACCTAACCAGAGCTTAAGACTCGTGAGCACGGCCTGTCCTACGGCGGCCGGCGTGTCGATCAAAAAGTTGCCTTGGCTTGAACCAAAAGTGTAGTCGCCCGTGGGGCTGAGCTGGCGATATCTCATTGTAAGAGTGCTCCAATCTCGGTGAGCACATTCCCAAGCGCGGTGACGGCCGTGGCGGCGGGCACAGATAGTGCGGTGCCCGACACGGGTGACGACGGAAGGGCCGCGAGTGCGCTCATGAATGTGTTCAGAAGAGTTTGCAAATTGGTGAGCGTCGTTTTCAAGCTTGTGGTGGAGTTTTGCATCCCGATCAGGCCGCCCGCCGTGATCGACAAGAACGTGGTGCCGGCGTCGTTTCGGATTTGAAGATCAGTCGAGCTGATGCCAGCGATCACACGCGGGAGCGAGCGCGGGCCGGGGAGTGCGAACCCATCCGAGAGGTCATGCATTCGCATTTCCATCGGGACGCCCACGCCCCCATTCTGCCACCATGCGTCAATACAACGTGACGCCAGTATGATAAGGACCTCATCGCCTTTCTTCATTGGGAAGCTTATGGTGAACCCGCCAGCGCTCGGGAAGCAAATGGGCACGTCTACTAGCAAAGGCAGGTTGATGTAGCTCTCATCCCCCTCAGCGTTCGTATACACCCCTTGTATGGCGGGCTGGACCTGCACCGTCATTTGGGTGTTATTGACTGCCTGCACAATGCCTGGCATGGCCGTCCACATTTTCGCTTGACGCCCGTCGAGCGCGTAGACTTGGGCGGCTTCGGCATCATTGAGTAGTTGGTTTCTATCCATTGCCGTATCCCGCCTGCACTGAGTTGAGTGGGTTAGAAGATACGTCAATCGTGAGCATTTGCAAGTTGGTGTACCACTCCGTGCCGCGCGTGTCGCCCGAGTGCTCGGCTACAAGAACGTAGTACATGCCATCATTCGAAAGAGGCACCGGGGTATTTGCCGGACTCCCAGGCTGAGAAAAATCAATCACGAATTGCTGCACAGCCGCGTTGTCAATCTGCACACGTCCATGGCACTTGATCTTTGGGTTAAGCAGGCACTTCAGCTTAATTCCCTGGATCGTTTGTTGAGGGGCACCAATGAGGCCGCTCTTTGAAGTGAGCACCACGGCTTGATTCGGGAGATACGCCCCCTGCTTTAAGAAAACAATTTTCTCATCCTGAATTGACCACGCAAACCCATTGGTGTCGGCGATCGTCTTGATGTAGTCGCGCGCATTGCCGTACAAGACCTTGCCACGGGGGAGCTTCACTTGTGGAAGTGTCCCGATGTAGCTTGCTCCCACGCCCTGGCCACTCATGGATGCAGCAGCGGCGTTGAACTGATCGGAAGGGGATGAGCCCCCAGCGATTGCAGAGCCTACCGTTTGGGTCACGATTGCAAAATTATAGGCTTGATCCCCGTCGCCCGCGATGAGGTTGATGAAGGTATCCGTGCCACTCTCACGGCCTAGAATTGCCTGCTTGATGTTGCCCTTGAAGATCACACCAAAGTTTCCGTCGTACCCGGCCTGCATGATGACTTGGGTGAATTCCTGCTTGATGAAGAGCGCCGTCGATTGGGCCAAATTGTACACGATGATATCGGCGACATTCGGTGTCATGTAGCCCGACTTTTTTACGGCAAACTTCACGCGCATTTGCGAAAGATCAACCGTGGTGCCACCCTTATTGGACACGAGTAACTTGAACTGCCGGCCGAATTGCTGAGCGGCATCAGTGCCCAAAAGATTACTCATTCGTGTTCACCGTCACGAAATAGAGGTTAGAATCGACACCGAGATTGACAAGCGTTGGCACGTCGTCGGGGTCTGCCCCATTGGTGAGCACATAGATGGACCCATTGATGCCCAGGTATTCGAGCCCTGCTAGACAGTCCGTGCCCGTGATCATCGGGATGTTACTCACGATCGGGTTTTCGTTTGAGTCGGCGATGTCGAGCGCCCAGTAAGAGCAAATGTCATTCCACTTGCTCGTGAGAGTGTAGGTCACGCCGGCCAGCAAAGTTTCAAATTGTTGGGGGATATTCACTAAGGGGAGAATGTAGGCTTGCGCGCCTGGGGTTTCAGTCGTGATCATCTAATCCCCAATGCTTGGCCGCCCGTATAGAGCGCCGACTGTTTTTGGCCTACGGGTTGCGTGCTTGCGTTACTGCCCCGATTCTTAAGCTGAGACGCGGACAGAGTGCCCACGATGATCGGCACGGTGATAATCTGCTTGAAAGAGCAATTGATGGAGAGAATATTTTCAGTCTTCTTTTCCGTCGTCACCCCGAGCGCTTTGAAAAGCATCGAAGAGTAAACGCGCTTTGGGGTTGTCACGACAAACGGTGTGAAGCTGCTTTGTAGCGCAAGTAAGTTTTGATAAATCGCGCTCAGGCTTCCGCCCGTGAAGATTGAAGTGCCAAAAAGAATTTGTATGGAAAGAACTACGGGCTTTTTGAAGGCATGATCCGAGATGGCCGCGCCTTGCTGCACGGGCTGATCAGTAATTTCAATCTCATCAATCGTATTTTCGGTGAGTGTAACGTAGCCCGAAAAGATTTGATTGGTAAGCCCGAAAGAGCGAGACGGCCCGATACCAAGTAGGGTTTCGACTTCATTGAGAATGCTCATCGAATGGCACCTCTCAAGTTACGAGTCATATCAAAGTTGACTTTGTTTTGCTCGCTCGCCACGGCCTTACCTACCGCATTGGCATCGGCCCCGCCTTGCACTAGGATATTAGTTTCCTGGCTCACCTTTTGGGTATTTCCCCCTGCATGGGGAGATACAAGCGGTTGAGGTTGTACGGCCGCATTGAGTGTGTTGGCCGCTCCCGGCCCACCAAATAACCCCTCAACCTTTCCGCCCAGGTTGCTTAGATAGTCTCCGATCCCCTTGAGATAGCCAAGTTTCACCGCTAATGCTGTAAGAAGCCCTATAAGAGCCGTCACGCCGATCACGATAAGTCCGATGGGATTAGCATCCATCGCAACATCCCAGAGCCATTGCGCGGCCGTGGCAAGCCGAATCACCGCGATCACGGCACCGATCGCAGTCACCATAGCGGTAACGGCCGCCGCAACTCCAAGTACCGTCTTGGTTGCTTGGCTTCCCCAGTTGAAAAAGGACTTACCGCCTTCCTGCCACACCTTGAAATCGTCATAGAGCGCAAGAATTGCGAGCAGGCCCGCAAGTAGTGCGCCGAGTGGGGTAGCGAGAAACTCCAAGTTAAGAAGCTTCCAAGCGGCAATCACGGCGATGATCTTGGTTGACCATCCAGATGTGGCTTCATCAAGTTTTTTGAAGAAATCCCAAACACGCCCAAGAATTGACCACATCCGTTCGCCAAGCTCCACGGTTGCGGAAAACGCT